TAAGTCTTTATCAAAAACTTGAAATACAAACAAGTTATGATAATCAACACTCCATTTTATAACACCATTTGGAAGATTTTTCTTAACGACGTTTGTAGCTTTGTCTAGATCAAGCATTCTTAACCCACCTTGCAATGAAATCCATGTTTAAAGGCACATTATCTAAACGAGTAAATCCTGTTGATCTAATCGGTGGTAATTCTGTAAATGCTTTTTCTACCGAATCGTAAACTTTTCCTGTTTGCCCATCAAAAATATGAGGAACACCATTGATAATTTCATAAGCCATACTATGCCCACCCCCAAAAGACCACGCAGTACTAATTTCTCCTCGAGATCGTTCTGGTTGACCCTTTAATGCGGCAAATAAATTATCAAATGACTTATAGGCTTGTGTTTTTTCAGCAAGATCAAGAATTGGTGACTTTTCAAGCTTTAATTGTTTTCTAATATTGTATTTTGTGCCTAATTTACCAGTACTCAAAACGTTCTTTTGATCAGGATTAAGCGCATTATATAACCCGATACCGTTTTGTCCGGAACCATGCGGAGACAAAGTTGCTTGAACATCATAGCCGCGACGACGTAACTCATAAGCAAAAGTACAACGGCGGCAATTGTTATTTGCGCCATAAAGACCATAATTCGGATTAATGAAAGGAATTACTTGAGATTTGATTTCATCGGGAGACATGTCTTTTTTGAAAAGACTTCCTTTAATACGATAATTATTAGCCATGTCTTGTTGCAAAACAAAAGCTTTACCTTTCATTACCATTCTACGTGCATCGCCGCTCTGTAATTCTTTATATGCGACAACGCTTAAAACAACACCCCCGGCAATTAAAGCCCTTTTTTGGTTTGTTGTTAAACGTCCTTCTTTAGAAGCTTTTGCGTCATTCTTAGCTTGCTGTTCTTTTTTTTGTAGGCTACGAATTTGACGAGTATAAACACCACGCTCATACGTTTTAGTCGTAGTGTCACGTTTTGTTTTTAACTCGTTAATTTGAGTACGATACTCAGCCGCTTTATCTGTAAAAGCTTTTGATTTGTCGTCTCTTTTTTCTTGCTTCGTTCTTTTTGGTGATGTTCCAGAAGGTTTATCTTCATTGCGAACGCCCCACTTCATACCTTTAACACCGTGGTGCTCTAAAAAATCTTCTAAAATCACGTCACTCATTCGAAAGCCTCCTTATTCGCCTTATAAGCAACGTATGCGTCCATCATAGCAGAAACGTTGTCAATCTTGTCTTCTGTACGTTTCTTCAACAATTTACGGTTGCCATTAGTGTCTTCCAACGTAACAGCGTTGCCCATAGCGAATGCCATAAGGTCTTCATCGAACAAGAGCTTTCGCTCTTCGCTGAATTTCTTGAGCTCACCCAAGGGAACTGACTCAGTGCGAGCACCTTGAATGACTTTCTCAATACCAAAAGGACCGTTTTCCGCTTCCCATCTGGAGACAAACTCTTTGGCGTTATATGGGTCAAATCCGAGGCAGCGGACGTCATACTCATTGAGCATGATGAACCGATCAAGGTCGTCATAGACCTCGTTCATGTCCAACACAGTGCCTTCTAAGATGTGTAAACTGTCTTCGAGGCGGAAAGTGTCATACTTTGCCCGAATCGCACCAGGAAGCTTCATCAAGGTTGTAGAAGAAATATAGCTTCTTGTCTTGACGCCGAACGAACCGTTACTCAACGGGAACATGAACGTGAACGCACAGAAGTCGTCACCCTGAGAAAGGTCAGCACCAAGAGCACACGGCATACCATAGAAGCTGCGATTCGGATGAGGGATCGTTTCTTCGTAAGTGAAGAAGTACGTGAAGCCCTCCATCGGGATACCGAAGCGTTTTGCGAGAATATCATTGCGAGATGCAGGCGCATTCTCAGCTCTTTCAACATCCAACTGATAGACATCATACGTGACGGTCTTACCGAGGTTGGGATTAGCCTTCAACCACATGCTCGGGTCGCCAACTTCCTCGAGTTTATCGAGTTTGTAGTGCCAAATCGAGATGTGTGGCGCCTGATACTCCCCTCGGAGAATCTTGGCGAGTTCCATTTTGATGGTATCGCCCGAACCGTTGCGGACTGTACCTTCAGAGCTGATTGCAAGAATCAGATAGTCGTCGAGCTTTGAAGCACCTTGCTCAACTGCACCGACAACATCTTCTCGAATGTCGCCAGAAAGCCATTCGTCGATTGTAGCAACCTTAGGTCGAAGACCCTGGAGCTTGTTGATCGACATTGGACGGACCTCGAGGAGAGATCCGGTGAGAAAGTTCTCCACACCCTTCTTGGTTGACGCCAACTTCACTCGATTAGCTCGAGAACCAGTTGTGTTCTGCAGAGAACCTTCCGTCAAGAATTTGAATAGCGGACCACGAGCTCTAACAATCGCTGTACGAAGCGGCGACATCACCTCATCAGCCTGCTTCATTGTAGGAGCAGTTGTGATCTGATGGGTTGTAGTGGTGTCGACATTCAAGAAGTGGCCTTGAATGCAGGCGGCGTACATGGATTTAGCAGAACCTCTGGCGACAATGAGGTACTGCTTTGTGGTTAGGCGCTTCTTGATCCATTTGGTTACATACCGACCTTCGGTACGCTTTGTGGCAGGCTGGTATACAGTTCGTTCGACGAAGTAGTACCAACCAAAGATCTGTTCTGACCAAACTTTGAATGTGTCAAGGAGGTGAAGGTCACCACCATCAGTTAAGGTCAGCTCGTTTTCGCAGTAGGAGATGAACCCTTCAACCGCTTTATCATCGTAGTAGATGTCAGGATCTGCAATCAGATCATCGATCCTGTTCATCTCTAACGAAATTTCTTCATTGACTGGAATTTCACCACGAAGGACAGCTGCACGAAACTCTGCGTAATACTTCGGAGTTGCTGTATTAGACAGAGTCATGTGGCCTCCTTTTTATCTCAACTTCTTGAGTTTGTTGATTGCATCAGCAGCTGTTTCAGCTTTGAACTTATCGCTCAATGCCGCTTTGACTGCTGTCGACACACCAATCCCAACAGCAATACTTGCCGCCTGACTACCGTATCTCGAAATGAATGTTTTCGCTGGGTTGCTAGGAACTAAATCCTTGTTGATGTTGACATACTCTCGCTCAAGTCGCAGTCGCTCAACCGCTGCCTTGAGATCGCTATCACTCATCTTCTTGGCGTTAGTCACTAAAGATCGTTTCGAACTGTAGGGCTTCTTACGAACGCCCCATTTCATACCTTTCACACCGTGGTGCTCGAGGAATTCTTCTCTTGCCTCTTCGTGATCTGACATCGTATCCATTTATTCTCCTAAACCGTGGTCTCCGCCATCACTTGTAAACGCCATTCATATTCCTCGAGCTGCCTTTTGACAGACTCTACCAAATATGACATGGTCGGTGGATCGAAAAGCGATCTTACTTTTAAATACACATACGTCTTGACTAGATTCACCACAGCAGCATCCGAAGAGAAGGAACTCCACTGCGCCTGTTCATCCTCGATCGTGAAGCCAGTACTCGGTCCAACACCCAGCTGATTGAGAATCGAGAAAGCAGCATTAATATGCGTCATGATGTCAAGATCAAACGCAATATAGTCTTCGGATAAACCCAGAACTTTCTTTGTACTTTTTAAAATGCTGCTTTCCATGATTTCTCCTTTACTTATGCAGCCTGAAGCGCCACCTCAATAATTGCAGCCTGAGTCTTGGGTCCGAGATTTCCATCGACAGTCAGGTTGAAGAACCGCTGGAAGTTCATCACAGCTTCCTTCATCCGAGGACCATAATAACTGTCGAGAAGCAGTCCCTGCCCAGCCAAGTTGTTCAACTGAAGCTGGAAGAACTTGACATCCGGACCAACACAACCCTCAATGAGGTTTCTACTCTTGATCTCCACTGTGATCTCCTTTGTGATGACTGGGTTCTCCGGAACCGGTGGCTGCGGAGGGGTGGGACGGGAGGCCAGAATAGCGATAGGGTATGAATAATCAATATCCGGCCGACCCTTCGCTACCCAGGTATCCCACCCATCTAACTCGACTGGTTGATGATGCCATGATTCCGAGCCTCTAGCTCCAGGAACACCAACATTAGCGTGAATACCGTAGTCATATGCAAGCTTTTTACCCTGGACCGGAACTTCCGACCAAGTAGGAGCTCTATGCACATGACCAGGATTCACTACAACCAAGTCGAACGCCGCAAAATACAACCCAGATCTGAACAACTGGCTTTGATGAAACGATTTCCCTTCAGGCGCAAATCCACTGAGATCCGGCTGTGCACCAACCGCTCTCCAACCCCCACCAATACCAAATTTACCACCCTCATGTAACAGGAAATTCTTCATTCTGCGCCAGAATTCGGGGTGACATTTTGGACTGAAAGTAGCTTCGAGAACGTCGAATGTCACCAATCGAGTTCCGTAGAACATGGGGTAGAGAGTGTCACTCATGTGGACTCCTTTTTATCAGGCTACCACAACTTAGTGTCGCCCGCTTGTCTCGGTCTGAATTGTTTCCGCAATATCGATTGGTCACCATAGTGAATCGCATTGTGGGTATCGTGAGTTGTTGTGATGAGATACTCGGGGTTGAGCACCCATTCCTCGTGATGAATAAGGTCATCGACACTCATCGGGTTGATATGATGCACAAGTAGCGAGCCATTGATCGGTCGATCAGGAATACCCAAGTCGCAGCCGTTGTCTCGAACGATGACCGAGTTACGCACTTGCTTCCACAACGTTGATCGATAGAACTGCTGATTGATATACCGGTCAAATCCAAATGTCGATTCACCAACACCCCCGCCAAGACGCAGATACTCATAACGTTCTTCGAAGGTGTCGAATCGACGGAGCTCAGAATATGTGCGCACTCTAGTCATAATCGTCGTAATCTTCTTCGTCGTCGAATTCCTGACCCTGATACTGACGCATAGCCTTGAGTGCCTGAGAATAAAGCTTCTCAACTCGCTCCGCAGATGCAATCTGATCTGCCTTGGCCTGACCGAGGATGATCTCTTGACGGAGTCGCTCACGCTCGAGCTTCTCTCGCTCTGTGCCTAACTTGAGGAAGTGGGTGATGACTTGTGCTGAAGCGGTACCCTCGAGCATCTGACGCTCAGCAAGATCAACAGCAAGAGACACCATCTGGTTCTCTCGTGCTTCAGGAGTAGCGGCTGGACGACGCCTAGGTTTTTCTTTGCGAGCGGCCACATTACTCCTTTCTCGATCGCTTAGAACAATTCACACACCATTTGATGATCACCCCAAGAAAACAGAATGCGATCAAAAGTCAAGCGTGCAGGAAGATTGTCGAGGCGGCCACCGACCGGTCCGATAGTTGCATGTGGTTTGAAGTCTTTGTATTGACTTGCGTTCCAAGACTCGAGTCTGTTGCGCATGGCCTTGAGTTCGGGAGTGAGTTCAAGTCGAAGAACATCAACTAGATCCTCATCTCCAAAAATCTCAGTGCTGATGACTGGCACCGTCATGGGTTTTGAATCCAAGGCGATAGCTACTGTCTCTTTGGCCAGCTCATTTCGAGCCGTTGGTTTGAGATCAGGGATCTCTCCGGCGTATACGAGCGTCACGTGAGGGAGCTCAATTCTACACCAGTAGTCGGTTGTAGGTAGGAGAGCTACCATTACAGATTGACTGAACTCATCCATTACCTTCTCCTAATTCAGTTGTGCGACCTCTTCGGGCTTGACAGTCTTGTCTCTGGGGTTCTTCCCGCAGTTCGGACAACAACCATCGCCCCCGAGAATATTGTTCTCAAGAGACTGAGGCGGTGCGAGGCAATCACAATCGTCACACCAATATCCACGCTTCTTCATACGAGCGTAGAGCTTCTCCATCAGTTCGTTTGAGCTGGTAGCCTTGCTACTTTCATCCATGATACCCTCCTTGCGGGCTGTTCGATCGGAATTGTTCCCCCAAAAAGTCCCCCCGGGGAAAAATATAGG